CATCGGCTACCTCTGCTCCCTCTTGCAAACCGTTTGCGAACCTTCCCCGGTTCGTTCATGGGCCTGCCGGAGCTCCACGTTCAAGTTCGACACCAGGGCTTGGATCTGGATCAGCAGCTCCCGCTTTCTCTCAGTATCATACTTTTTCTCCAGCTTTTCGGAAGGCCGGAGGTCCGCGATCTCCACCCGGAGGTTCGCCTTCCACATGGAGAGGATGCTCTTGAAGAGTTCCACCTCCAGGTCGGGGTGCCCCTGTAGGCTCTTGTCAATGACCTGGAGGAACACGTCGATGTTCTCGACCTTCTGACCCAGGGCGTCCCTCCTCCGGTTCACTTGGTCGATCTCCAGATTCAGGGAGGCAAGAAACTTTCGGAGGCTCTCCAGCCGATCTGGGGAAACGCTGTCCTGAAGGTCTTGGATGACCCTCACGATGGTGTCCCACTGTGGGTCGGTAAGGTTGTCGAGAAACTCGGAAATACCGGGCATGGAAGCCTCCCTAATCGCTCGTCGTGTTCGGGACGCACGGCCCCGGAAGGATTACCGCCCCTCACGTCGCCGTGTCACCCACCCTCAGCACTCCCAGCCCCTCGATGGTGGTCACCAAGGAGCCCATCGGAAATGGGCTCGCCGGTTGCGGGATCATGCCGTGCATGTGCGGGCCGACCATGTCCGTCACCTTCGCCATGATTCCGCAGTCACAGGTCACATAAGGGGTCGGGAGTGGACCCGTTATCACCACCGCTCCGTGGCTCGTCAGCGACCCCAGGTACGCCACCGGCTGAGGCATCGGAACCTCCATCGAGAAGGAAGAGGAAGAACTCCGCGTTCTCCCTCTGAATCTTCATTTCCTCGTAGGTCTTGATGCACCCCTCCGCCCTGGCCGGAAGGTCTTCAGGTCTCAACCGGGTCTCAATCTCCATCCGTTCTTCCAGGAGGGCGTTCCGCCGGGACTCCAGGTTTTCCTTCAGGAGTTGCCCCTCCCCCGAGAAGGTTGTGATCCGCTTGAGAACCTCCTCCATGCACCCGAGTTCGTGAACCACTTCCTCCAGGCGGTCCTTCTTTTCTTGAAAATAGAGTAGCACCTGTTCGGAAATCTCCTTCGCTCGGCGTAGCCTTTCCCCGGTCACCTCGTCCATGACAATCGAGGAGGTCTTTCGGAGGCAAGCCGCCAGCTCCGGATCGGCCCCGAAGGCTTTCCTCCACGTCTGCTCGTCCATCATCTTGTGCGAGGCCATGAGCCCTCCTACGGACTCGGGATGTCGGGGCACGACGTATCCAGGGGAACCGGGGGGCATGTCGGCTGGCCGGGGCACACCGGGGGTTGCGGTGCCGTGGGTTGCGTCGGAGGCGACCCGGTCGGGGCTCCCATCTTGTGGGAAATCGTCAATGCCTTGTCCTCGATGCTCCCTAACGCCTGCCGTGAGTAGCTCCCGAAGACGTTCGTGGTCATACTACCCATCACCCACAGGGTGTAGTTCCCGAGGATCACGTCCGTACGGTCGCCCACCGCCCAGTGTTTCAGCCCCCCTTGGTTCACCCGCTGCTCCTGGCCGGTCACCCAACCGTCCAGAGCCGCCTGATTCACCCGCTGTTCCTGGCCGGTGACGAAGGTGTCCCGCGTCCCCTTCAGTTGCCGGGTCTCCTTAGCGGCAACTTCCAGCCAGCGGTCCTTCCCCACCTTGACCGTATGGTCGAGTTCGACCAGCGTGTGCTGGTTCATCTTGACATGATGCCGGTCGTCCATCTCGACCAGGCGGTACGACTTCCCGGCCACCCGGATCGAAAGTTCCCCCGTCGAGTCGATCTCCACCCAGGACTTCGACGGCCCGTGCCAGATGTGAACTCGTCCCAGTCCTGGGGTGTCATCCACCTCAATCACGATGCCATTGTTCTTGGTCTTGAAGACCTTGTTGTACGGGTACTGCGGAGGCCCCTTGGTCCGCAGGGGCGATCCAGGCTGGCACTCGTCCGTACAGGCCGCGCTCTTGAACTTATCGTCTCCCTTGGGGCTCATCGTGCTGGGGTCCGTCTTCCAGCACTTCTGGCCGTCATTCCTCGCCAGCGAGGGGGTCTCCGGGGGCGTCCCCGTGGGCTGCCCCCACCATGTCCCAACCACCAGGGGGCGGTTCACGTCCCCGCTCTCGAACTCCACGAAGACCGCTGCCCCGATGTCCGGGGGGGCGAAGAATCCGCTGTCCGCCTGCCCCCCATAGGTGCCTGCCGAAATGGCGGCCCAGTCCGTGAGGATCTCCAGTCCCAGGATCTCCGGCACCCGGCACCGCACCCGTCCAAGGCGCAGGGGATCCAGGTTGGTCATCACCACGCCCCGGTAGCGGCCCCAATACCGCCGCTCCTGATGGGGCGTCGCTTCGCCTGTTGAGGGAATACTCACTTCTTCTCCTCGCTCGGCTTCGCGTCGTTCGGTTCCACCGGTTCATCCCGCCCTACCGATCCCCTGAAGAACAGCGTGAAGGGGATGCGGCCCAAGTGCCTGGATACCACCTCATGCCAGATGTTTGATGCCCGGTGGATCAAAAATCCCCAGAGGACCGGTTCGCCCCACCCCATCCACTCGAACATCCCCATGATCTGGAGAAGGTAGGCCGCTCCGACTGCCATCCAAACACTTTGGCAGTAGCCACACCGGGCGAAAATCCCCAGTTTCCGGGGCTTTTCTCCCCTGCCCGCCAGCCATGCCCGGACGCCCTCGAACACTTCCGCCGTGGACGTGATCTCCACCACGGCCTCGACGAGGGCGACGGCGATGATGAACTTCAGGAGCACCTACCCCTCCTTCTGGCACCCGGGGCACCACGTCACGTCGTAGTATTTCTTCAGTCGGCTGCTCCAGATGTGCTTCAGGACCAGCCGTGCCCCGCACTTCTTGCAGAGGATCTCCTTCGTCGGCTGGATGATCGCCTTGAAGCCTTCGCCCTTGCCCGTGCTTACGGGTGCGGGTGCCCTGGTGATCGCGGGTGCGGGCGCTCGCGGGCGAAGAGTGACTTCCTTGACCACATGACCCTTCGGGATCACTCCTGCCTCAAGTCCCCTGGATTTCCTTCCGCAGCACCCCATCCGAAACCTCCTACAGAGAGACCGTCCCTGCGCTCTGCGGTTCAACCGTCGTTCCCCCTCCGGACGGCTCCTCATTCCCCGCTCGTACCACCTCGAAGCGCACCTTGTACCCCTGGCCTTCCCCGGCTCCGAGATGATGTTGGACGCTGGTGACGTAGTACCGTCCGCTTGAACGTCCAACCCCGCTGATGTTCAAGAATTGGTTCGCCTTCAGGGACTCCAGACCCAGGCAAACTCCTGACCCGGCGATGACGTAGCGAGATGCCTGGGCCATGCGAAGAACCTGATTCTGGAGGAGGGGCCTCTTCTGTTCGTGGCCCTCGTTCGTGATGAACCGCTCGGGCTGTCCGATGCCCGGAATCGTGGTGAGGTTCGCCCAGTTCTTGTAGTCCATCACGGCCTGAACCTCGTCCGGGGCCTCCGTGGAATCCACCTGGATCTCCTCCTTCGTCACCGGGTCGATCTGCGTAATCTGCAATTTCAGGCCCCGCATGAACGTGCGGGAGTGGACCGTGAAGTCCTGTAGGTTCCCCGTCTGATCCGTTTCAAGGTAGGTCAGACTGATCCCGCTTTCCTCCGGCCTGGGCCGGTGGAAGTGGAGGACTCCGTTGTCCACGTAGAGCATGAATCCGTAGAGCTTCGCCCGCCGTTCCAGGAACTTCCAGTCGCTTTCGTTCGCCTGGATCACTTGGTCGTGCGTCGGGCTTGTCGTGTCGGAATCCACCCCGAATCCGTTCCTCCCTGCGATGATCCCGGCAATGTCGTAGTCCGACATCTTCTGGTAGGTCTGCCTGCGCTCGGTCGCCCCCAACTTGACCGCTTCGCCGTACCCGATCAATTCCAAGACCAGGGGCGTATTCCCGTGGCCGAACTTGAACTTGGGCCTCTGAAGGATGAATGAGCCATGGTTCACCATGCCGGGGTTGTCGTACCCAAGCATGACGTTGAACGTGCTCTGTTCCTTCGAGAGGATCGAAGAAGAGAGCCTCTTGTTCACGTTATTCAAGATGATCTTGACCATCGGAATTGCGAATCCGAAGGTGCTTTCGAGAAGGATCTCCCGAACGAAGCCGCTCTTGGGCGTGAATCCCAGTGCGCTAAAGTTGGGGGTGTACTTGTACGGGATGTTCGATGTCCTGGAGACCGGTGCCGCCAGGCTCGCGCTTCCCCGGACAGGGATTTGGCCGATGAGCCCGATCCCAGGAAGGACCGGAACTACCGGTAGGCCGATGCCCTGGCCCATGATGGGGAAGCAAGGTGCCCCGCGTCCCATGTCATCCAATCTCCTGCCGGTCCTTCAAGTCCCTCATTGGGATGACCAGCCGGGTTCCGGGTTCGATGTCCAAGGGGAAAAGAATCCCGTTGATGTCCCCGATCATCCACCAGAGGCGTGGCTTGCCTGCCGCCATCCAAGCCAATCCATCCAGCAATTCCCCAAACTGAAAATCATGAACGGTCACAGGGTTCTTCATCTGCCCCAGGGTCAAGGGTTCGCGGGCGTGAAGGAAGCGACGGACCTTCCCGTCCTTCCCCAAGATTCCGGTGAACTTGCACCCCTCGTAGCGACTTCCGACGAAAACGGACATGGCTAACCCTCGAACTCTCCCTGGAACTCCTCGACCGCGCTCTGCTCCGCCTTTTGCTGTTCTTCTGCCGTCCCGCCACCCGAAATGTAGAACTCCTTCAGGGTCACTGAAATCGTGGCTCGAATCGCCTTCGGTGCAGCCCCCTCGATGTGCGTCCGCGAGATCGAGGCGTCGATGATGACCGCCTTACGGGGCCGATTGCTTCCGCCCCATCCGGGGATGATGACGTCCACGGGGAACGGCGGCCCATTCTGCGGGCGCTGCATGGCCTGAATCGCATCCCATACTGCTTCGGGGTCTGCTTTGTTGAAGGTGATTGCCATTGGGGGAAAACCGTACAAAATGGTATCCACGTACAGCGACTTATCTGCGTCGGGCTTCACCCCATCCACCACGAACGAAATCGTGACCTCGCGAGGATCCCATCCCTTGAATACCAGAGGTGAAACAGACCCCACAGCATCCTGGTCCTCCACCTTCATCGTTTGCTTCTCGTCAAACGACTCCGGCTGGTACTCTCCCTTGATCGGCCCTATTGACCAAAACGCCATTCATCACCTCAATACGCGGGCTCGACCCCGCGCAGGGGGTAACTTGGCTCGTTCATGTTGCGTTCGGCCTTGAGTTCAACCATGTACTCTGAGAGAGCCCTGGCGAGCACCATGCCGTCCAAAGCAACCGTAACGGGAATCGTGATCTTAGCCATGCTCGGCTGGGCCGATGCCCGTTGCCCGGGTGCGCCTGCCTGTGTCGAGGCCGCGACGGGTGCCGCTGGAGAAATGGCTCCCGCTGCTACGGCCCCTGCCGTTGGGATAGTTCCTGCGATGGTCGCCCTGGTCCCTCCTCCCGGTTCCATGCCCGAGATCGCCGGGGGTCTCGCGGAATCCGTAATAGCCAGGAAGAGTTTCGCGACCAGTTGCAAAAATGGAAGGATCGCCCTGACCCCCTCCGCGATGTGAAGGAACGAGGAGCCGAAGAGGGAACTCCACGCCTTCTTGGCGAATCCCGCAACACCCTTCGCTGCCCCCTTGGTGAATTCCCAAACCGCTCCCGCCGCCTTCTTCGCGCCTCCCCAGGCCGCCTTGAAGGGGGCGGCTACCACGGATACAGCTATCTTCGCCGCGCTTCCGAGTTTGCCAAGCATTCCGATGAGAGATTTAATTGCACCAATGATCATCTTGATCGGGGCCATCACGATGCTGGCAAACGCCTCAAATGCTATCGTGACAAAACGCCATGCCTCCTCCAACCCGCTCCCGGCCAGTGCGCCCGTAAGCCAAATAACGGCTTCAATAATTGCCCAAATAATTCCGATGATTGGGGCAAGAATTACCAAAAATGGCGAAAAGGCGATCAAAAAAATTACCCCAAGGGTTCTCGCCGAACCGATGAGCCAGTTGATCCCCGCGACGATCTTCCCGAGTAGATAAATAAGTCCAACGATGATTGTAACGGGGAGGAAAAAGGTTGCGACAAGAATGATTCCCAATACCTTCAAGGCACCCTTCAGAAAGCTGACCACTCCGGTCGCTTTTTCAAGGCTGTCGAGCAAGCCCCCTATTGTGTCTAAAACGTCGGTAAATGGGGCGAGGATCTCCTCCATCGCGGTCGCCACTGTTTCGATGACCCATACCACGCCGTCGAGCGTCAGCTTGAGGAGATAGAAACCAGCGACCAGCCCCGCAATCGGGGGAAGCAAGATGATGAGGATGGGCAGAAGGATCTTGGATGCCTTGTCCGCTGCCTTCATGAACTTCTCGAAGGGCGCGTAGAGCTTGTCGAAAGCCCCCATCAAAGCCTTCCAAAACGTCTTCAAAAGCGAGATGAAAGGTTTAAGGGCCTCTCGGGCGATCAAGATTCCCGAGACCATCCAGCCGATCGGTCCCAGTAGTTGGAGGATACCAAACGCCAAAACCTTCGCGGAAACGCCCCCCTGGTTCCAAAGTTTGATTGCCTTCTTGAGAACGAAAATCATGACGACGATGGCCGCTGCTACCGCGAAAGCGATCAACGCCAGGGGTCCAAGGGCCGTCCAAAGCCCTGTTGTAGCGGTAGCCGCAGCCGCCGTGGGAGCTACGGATGCCCCCGCCGCCCCTCCCATTGCCGCCGTCCCTGCCGCTCCCGCCGCTTGGCTGGCCCCCACGCTGAATCCAAGCCAACCCAAAACTACCTGGATCTGAGCGAGAACTCCTCCCGCTGCCGCCGCCTTCAAGGATGCGATCCCGCTGGCGATTCTGAGGGAAATCGCCGTCTTCTCCATGACGGCCCCTTTTGCCATGACCGTCTGTCGGAGTTCCTCGTTTGCGATCCAAAAAAGGATGGCTTTCACTTGCCTGAAGACGGCCACGACCATCTCTCCTGCCGCCTTCACGAACTGGATTCTGGAAATGAATATCCCCGTAAGAATGGCCCCGACAAGGGCGGAAAAGGCCGCGATGAGGGCGAGAATTGGCTTGGGGATGATGGAAAGGATGGTGACGAGCCCCCGGAGAACCCCAACGAAAATCTTCACAAAGGGAATCATCACGAGTCCTACTTGCGCCCCTACCGCCTTCAACGATGTCCACATAGCCTTCAACTGGTCAACCAAGGTGCCCTGGATCTGTGCCGCCTCCTCGTTCAATGCTGAGTTATTGGCCATCCCTTCCGAAGCGATTCCCAGCATCTTGCTGAGGTTCTTCGTGTCCTTGAAGGCCGCAAGGGTTTGGGCGGAGTACATGCCGGTGCTGAGCTTCAACTTCTTCAGCTTGTTCTTCGCCTTGTCAGGGTCCATCTTCGCCAAGGCTTCCGAGAACATCTCCACCCGCTTCTCCGGTGCCGCCGTCTTCCACTTCTCGAATTCCGCCCCGGTGAGCCCGACAGAACGGGCAAGTTGAGCCCCTGGGACCTTCCCCTTCTTCATCATCTCGATGAATCGAGTGAGAGGCATGATGGCCTGCCGAGCTTTGAGCCCGTGCTGCTCGAAGGCCGCCGCCAAAGCCATGATGACGGGTTCCCCGATCTTAGCCTCTTTAGCCATCGGGCCGAGGCGTACGATGACACTTTCAAGGGCTGAGGTGGAAACCATGGTCTTAGAGGAGAGGGCCACCATGCCGGAGGCCAGTTTTTCCATCTGCTCTACGTCGTAATCCATCGCCAGCCCCATGCGGGACAGGGATCCTCCTGCCGCCTCCGCCCCCACCCCCGTTGCGGTGCCCATCTTGCTTGCGACCGTGGCGAACTTCTCAAGGTTGTCCGCCCCCTGGATCCCCATCTTCGCGGCCATCTCCGAGACGTTCAGCATGACGGAGGCGTCTTTTCCCAGGTCCGAAAATCTGGCCCCCAATTCCGCCGTGTTCGCTCCGGCTGCCACAATGGCGGTATCCACCCTGGCCATCGTGGATTCGACGGTGGATCCCGCCCAAAGAGCAGCGGAAGGAATGGAAAGGAGGGACGCGCCCAACGCCATCGCTCCGCGCTGGGCGTCTTCCGTCTCCGTGAGGAACTTGATCAGGAACATTCGTTCAAGGGCCATCCGTCAATGTCTCCGCTTGGCCGACTCAATCTTCGATTCGACCTGTTCCTGATGGGTGCGGCACTTCTCGTACCAGTAGATCCTCTCCTTGTCCTCCATCTCCATTATCTCCCGAAGCGTGATCCCCCCCTCCGTGGTCATGATGATGAACCACGCCTGATCCTTCACTTCATTCCACGCTTCGGCAGCCTGTGCAAAAAATCCGAGTTTTGAAAGGTGAACTCGATGGACTTGGCGCACACCGGGCACGGGACCGTCTGCTTCAGGATCGGGCCGGGCATCTTCTCCTCGAACATCTCTCCGAACTTGTCGAGGATGTTGACGTTTTGGCTGTCAAAGAAGAAGGAGTCCACGGAGCCGCCGTTCCACTCCAGGACGCATGCCTGGTACACCTTGTAGAGGGCTTCGATGGGGTTCTTCTTCATGTGCTTGACGAAGATTTCCTGGTCGTACCCCCTGGGGAATCGGCAAAGAATGTTCAATTCCGGCTCGTCGGATTGGAGCCGGAACACCATGAGGTCGTCCTTGATCTGGAAATCCCCGTCCTTCAGCCGGATGGTCTCCAGCTCGTCGATCTTGAACTTCACCTCGATCTTGTTCTCGCACCCGTCGCAGTCCACGAAGGCGGTGATAGTGTCCCCCATCGAGATGCGCCGGATCTCCAAGAGAAGGAACTCCCGGTCCCCGTTCAAGAGTTCTCCCAGGAGCTTGGTGGTGACGGTCGTGATGGGTCCGATGCGCCTTAGACACTGCGCGAGGATGATGTCCGTGGTCTTGACCGGATTGTTCCGGACGGACTCCCCCGCGATGGCCTTCCGCGTGAGGCCGGTCATTGGGGAGACTTCGGCATCCCGGTACACCTTGCCGTCCTTGTGCAGGTAGCCCCCCGGCAAGATGATGCCCGTATTGGGGACGGGGGCGGGAAGGGGTGCTTGGTTCGGGGTGGAATCGTTGGACTCCTGGCGCACTTCGTCCGTCATGGCTTCCTCCTGGGGCACCGCCCCTACTACACGTTTTCACCGGGGATGAACCACTACATCCCCGCAATCCCTGATCCCGCGAACGCAGCGGCAACCGCCGCCCCGCCCGTCAGGAAGATGGATCCCTTGACGTTCCCCTCGTGAACGATGGTCATGGTCTCGACGGCCACTTCGCTGGACGAGCCGTCGAGGTCGCTCATCTCCAGGGAGCTCGGCCACCCCCGCTCCATCTGAGCCGACCTGGCGGCATTCCCGGTGCAGTCCTGAACCGTCACCAAAACAGAAGCACGGAAGCCCTCCGCTCCCCGCAGAACGTCCTTTCTCCAGTTCACGAGGTCCAGCCCCTGCCGCGTCAGACCCTTCTCGAAGGTCACCTCGGGGTAGGTCCGCAGGCCGGGGATCTTCCGCACCGCGAGCTGCTTATCGCTCCCCTCGCGGTATTCCATGACCTCGTTCTCCTCCTTGATCCCGCTGATCTTGGAGAAGCCCGCAGGGCCGCGCAGCTTCGTCGAGTTCACCTGGAACCGAAACGCGGTCGCGGGATCCGCAACTCTCGCATCTGCCATGGTATCCTCCTTCAAACGGGCAACCGCCCCATCAATGAGCCCCACCGCTCGCTCCGGTTGTGGCCAGAGAGAACTTAATCCAATCGAACACCAGAGTTATTGTTTCGACCGCTACATCCGAAGCCTTGGCGTCCAAATCGCTGATCTCGTAGGATATGGGCCACGCTTCGATGGCTTTCAATCTCCTGACGATGTTGTCTTCTTCGTCCTTGACCTGGATCTCTACGATCTCGCGGTACGCCTGCGTCCCCGCTCTTGCTCTCGCGTACCACCTACGAAACAAGTCGAAGTCCTTTACGACCCCCCGTTCCAAAGTCAACTGGCCGCCCTTAACCTCCCCCTTCATCTTTCGCGTGTAGAAGGGCTCCGTTCCGTACCGCTTATCCTCTACCGCGATCTCTTCCTTGATCCCAGTGACTTTGGAAAATCCCCCCTTCAGGCTCGGGCTTACCACTTCGAACCTGAATTTAGAGACTGGATCAATTGCTCTTGCCTCGGGCATTCACTCGCCCCTTCTACCGCCGGGCCAGCTCCTCCGCCACCGTGCTGCCGCCGTCCCACAGGCCGACGCGGCAGACGATGAATTCGGCGGGCAGCGGCGGGTTCACCCCGATCTCCACGTTCATGCGCCCCTCCCGGCGTTCGCTGTCCGGGTTGGTCTCGGAGTCGCACTTCACGAAGTAGGCCCGCTCCGGCGTCCCGTCCGGGGAGTAGAGCTGCCCGCGCAGGAACATGTTGCCGAGGAACTCCTCGCAGGCCAGGGTCACCGTCTCCCAGGTTCTCGGCTCGTTCAGCTCGAAGATGGCGAACCGGAGGCCCCGCTTGAGGCTCTCCTTGATGTAGTTCAGGAGCCTTCGGACGTTGACGTAGTGCCGCCCGTCGTGGAAGTTGGTCAGCGTCCTCGCTCCCCAGACCCGGATGCCCTCGCCGATGAACGACCGGATCACGTTGATCCCCGCCGGGTTCAGCATGTCCTGCTCCCCGTCGGAGGTGTTGTGGGTCAGGTCGAGCACCCCGTTCAGGGCCACGTTCGCAGGAGCGTACTGGACGCCCCTGGTCGCCCCGATCTGCGCGTACACGCCCTGGATGAAGCCCGAAGGCGGGAGGGCGACCCTGGAATTGTTCTGGTTCGGGTCGCGGACGATCACCCACGGGTAGTACAGGGCCGCGTAGGAAGTGTCGAAGTTCGCCTCGATGTTCCGGAAGTTCAGGACTTCCATCGCCTCGTCGTCCGCCAGCGGGGCGTCGAGGATCACCATGATGTTCCCCTTGAGGTCCGCGAAGTCCGCCGCCGCCCGCTCCACCACCACGGTCGTCACGCCGGGAATGGAGAAGAAGTTGACGTCCGGGGCTTCGTCCAGGAGGAACATCCCGCTCTTGGGGGCCACGTCCGACCCGATGTACTCGTTGTCCCCCACCGGGGCTCCTTCCGTTCCGCCCGCGAGCGGGATCGAGAGGGACGGCTCGGGGATCGCCATGTTCGGGTCCACCAGGACCGGGAACAGGTCCGTGACCGTGATGAAGGAGGACTCGTTCGACTGCCCGGCAAGCCGCGTCCCGAAGTAGTCCCGCGTGTTCGTGGACTCCATCGAGAGGCCCTCGAAGGACTCCGCGAACTTACCCAGCTCGTAGACCTTGAGGTTGAACTCCTGGGTGACCGCGATGGTGGTTCCCGCCGGGAGTGTCGCCCCGCCCGTGGTGACCACGGGGGCGAACCGGATGATCTTCCCGTCGATCCTGGTCACCACGACGCTGGCGTAGTTCAGGCCGTCGTCGAAGTACATCAGCGCCCCGATGGCGAGGTTGGACGTGTTCAGGAGGGTCACGCTCGTCGCGCCGTTCGGAAGGGCATCGACCAGGAAGGTCGAGAGCCGGTGGTCCGTGGCGCTGTGGATGAGGCTTCCGTCCGGGAAGGTGAAGGCCGCAGGGAGGCCCGCCAGGGGCCGCACGTTCAGGATCCGGTTCCCCACGTCGATGGAATAGACGAAGGCGTAGCCGACGTTGAGGCTGACGCTGTCGTAGATCCGAACGAGGTCTCCCACCTTCACGCTCCGCAGGGAGTAGACCGGGATCTGTGTGGATCCCAGGCCAACCGGAGGAACGCCCACGGGGGGCGGTGCCAGGGTCGTGCGCCACCGCTCCGTCTGCACCGAAACGTCGTTCCCCCATGCCCCAGGCGAGATGGCATCGGCGTTGATCGCGCCGTTGCCTTCGTGGTTCGCCACCACCGCGTTCGCGGCCACGGCCCCCTGCCCCACCACGCGGGCGATGAAGCACCGCGTTCCGCCCTGGTCGAAGAACGCCTTGACGGAGGGGAACACAAAGGAGCCGGAGTAATCCGTCCCGTACTTCTGGGCGTACTGTGTGGCGGACGTCACCAGGTCGGCCCTGTCGATCGGACCCTTCTTGGTCACGCCGACGAAGCCTCCCGTGTTCACTCCAACTCCGATGACGCGGGGGATGCCCGCCTGCTCGATCACGAACACGTCGGGATGGAGGGTTTCGATGCCTGCGAGAGCCATGCGTATCTCCCTTCCTACGGGGGCCTTTCCGCCGCGTCACTCGGGCTGGCCTCCACCTACTCCCGTCCTTGGAAATACAGGCGGTCACTCGCCTGAGACGGGATCAGCGTCCGTTCTGGAAGCCTTCCCTCTTGGCCGCTGCGGCGGTCATGTCCACGATGAACTTCGCCCCCAGGAGCTTCTGGAATTCTCTGCTCCTGAACTGCGATTCCGTGACCTCGACCACCTGTTTCGGAGACAGGTGAAGGCTCTCCCTCCTGCCGTCGATCATCGTGTCGAGGTTCATGGTCATCATCCGGGGGCTGATGCTCATGATCTTACGCCTGGGTTCTGGCATAGGGCATCCCCTAAACAATCCTGTCCTGCTCACGATATACTCTACGGAGATAAGACGGTAAAAGCAAGTTGCAAGTGTTTTGTCCTCCAACCCAAGTATCCACCTCCGTGACCAGCGGGATGTTGGGGGGCACCTTCTCCCCTTCCAGCCACACCTTCCCTACGACCAGGAGGTTGACGGCCCCGACGTAGAGACCTTGCGCCAGACGGTCCTCCGGTGTTTGGGAGATTTGCTGGTAGACGCAATAGGTCTCACCGTTCGACACGGAGTAGAACACCTGTCCCTGGTCCAAAACCCGTCCCACGGAGTCCGCCATCTGGAGTGCCGCCCGTTTCAAAGAGGACTGCACCCGGACGGTCATGTCGATCTTGTAGTAGATCCTCGGGAACTGGAGCCTCCCTTGCAGGCGGGCCAGGGACCGTTCCGTCTCCGGGATCCTGTGCCTGACGTCGAGGTACTGTTCGGCCTTCGTCATCGAGACCACGATGGATGGGATCTTGCTGACCTGGAAGAACTCTTCCGCCCCGATGAAAACGTCGGGCACTCCCACAAACTGGACCTCGACCTGTCCCACCTGGGGGCCAACCAGGATGATCGTCCGGTTGTCTGGCCCCCCCAAGGAGGAGAACAGGTTGATATTCCGGCCTGGATCGGTCGTCAGGTTGTAGGCTGTGATGGGTTCCTTGATGGTCACATCCAGGCCCACATCCCGGTCAATCGTGATCGTGGCGGAAGGCGACGCCAGCTCCGCCGTGTAGGTCATCGGGATCTCGATCACGGAATCGAGATACCGCTTGATGGACCGGGTAACGTCCTCCTCCAAGTCGATCTTGTGCTCGTTGTAGACGAAAAGCCCCTGCACAACCGGCCTTTGCAAACCGTTTGCGCCGGGGGTCATCTTCAACTTGAACTGGAGCTGCCTGGGGGATACGAAAGGAAACTGAGGAAGCCACCTGTCAACCGTGTCTTCGTCGTTGAAAACTCCCGCCAAAGGCCCTACGGCTGGCACCCACGCAGAGGGAAGATTCTGCCAGATGAGCCAGGTTGCCCCTCCGTCGTTCGACAGTTGGAATTCCACCTTGGCCGTTTGCGAAGGGGCGAGGCCGGGGATCACGGGCTCCACGTAGCCCTTTAACTCAAGCCCGTAGAGCCCGATGAGTTTCTCCGCCACCCAGTTCGCCGGGATCACGACGGTTTCGTAGTACGCCCCCGTGGGGTCGTACCGGGTCTTGTCGGAGTCCAGTTTGCAGAGTACGGTCCCCCCTTCCAGAACCGTAGCCCCTGGGGCCAAGGCCGGAAGGACCGGGGGTTCGATCTCCACCCGGTCGGGGTCCGACATGCAAATCACATGAACCGGCACTACCCGATCTCCTTCAAGATTTCAGACACCAAGGGTTCGAGAATCGTGTCCGCGAACTCGTCCGTCTCCTTCACGGCTGGCTCGAACCAGGGCCTCGAAGGCACCCTCAAGTATTTCGTGTCCGCCCGGAGGGGGAAGCCCTTGGCCGCGAAGAAGCCCCGGATTCCCTCCGTCACCTGGATCGTAGCCCCTCTCTCATGCACCAATCCGACCAAAGTGAGATCCTGACCCCGGCTCCCCGTGGCCCCGGCGGGAACCCCCGCGAACCATCGCTTCCCTTCCTGCCAGGTCGTCATCGAGTTCATGAAGGAACCGCTGTCGATCAGGATGGCAGAGCTCCCCTTCATCTCCTTCGTCATCTCGTTGAGTTTTTCCCAGTCCCCCCGCCCGTTCTTGATCCCATTCACGATGAAGTCCCTGGCCGCCTCCGCGAGTTGCTGCATGGCAGCTTGGGTCTTCTTCCCTTCGACGATCCGCTCGATCCGGTTCAAGTCCTGGATCAACTTTCGGAACTTTCCGTAGGGCGCAATCCTGATTCCTATGGGCATCAGATGCTCCCGAGCCGCTTGCGGGTCTGCTCCACGTCCACATGCAGGAGGATGGGCCTGGCAAACGACTTCGTCCGGTTCCCGTAAAGAGGGCTCCCCTTGCTCGCCTTGATGATCGTCCAATCGCTGGGAATCCCGTTGACCGAAACGACCCGATCCCCCTTCTTCGGAAGGAACCCCACCTGAACTTTGTCCAGGTCCGTGAACCGAAACACAAAGTGCCCGCTCGTCGGGAGCGCGTCGCCCGTCATGGTCCGTTCCAGACGGAAGGACTGCTCCCCTCCCACCCACTGCCCTATGGCGCTGACCGGCTCCGACCAGACGCGGTTCTCCTTCGCCTCGCGGAAGTCGGGATCTTTCACGGTCGCGGAGACAGAGAGCACCCGGATTCCCACAATGATCCGGTTGATCCGTACCGGGTGCCCGCTGGTGAACGGCAGCATCAGGCGTACCCAATGAATATACCGCCAGCGTCGGCGGTGAACTCCGTCAGGATGTCATCCACCGTCGCGTTTCCGGTGGTGATCGCCCCTCCGCCGGGGCTGTTGATCGCCTTCAGCGGTGAAAGGCTGTAGGAGTACCCCTCGACCGATTCACTGTTCAACCTCGTCCCGATTCCACCAGGGGACTCGGAGGTGTCGTAGCTCCCGGTCTGCCCGTAGCCCCCCTGGATCATGTCCCGAATGAGCATCATCATCGCTTGCTGGATCCGGTCTGGAACCCTACCGTACCGCGTGATCTTCGTTCCCGTGGGCATGGAGAATGGAACAACGGGCTCAAAGATGATCTTGAGCGGAGCCGTCGTAACGACTCCCGTCACGATGGCTGGGTAGGAAAGGGGCTCGGGCTCGCTTCCAATCAGGATGGCGTCTCCGGCGTAGATCCCATCCACGCTATTGACGAGAACCTCTTTCGGGTCCGGGATCCCCGTTACATCGGCCATCGACACGATCAGTGGGGCAACCGTCCGGACCTGGGTCTTGGTGAAGTCGTCCACGAGCCACCCGAACACTCCGTCCAGAATGACGAAGTGGGGGATGGTCGGAAGCCTCATGGTATGCGTCATCATCATCACGTACCGGGGTTTCACCTGATACGCGACGTCCGGTAGTTCCAGGTCGATCAACCCGTCCTTGAAAAACCGGAGGGAGAAGAGGTCGAGGATAGGGATCATGTTGGGAAGGTGCGCGACGCTTCCCCGCGCCCCGTCCACCTTGGCGCGAAGCCTGATGGGGAGGAACCATTGATGGGTGAGGCGGTTGATCCAGTGGCTTACCATCCGGATCAGCTTCCTCAGCCTGTCGTCGGGAATGATGGTGTCGGGGAATCCTTCTGCCCGCACCTGTTCGATGGTGACGTAGGCGAAGGCTGTTTGGAGCCCTGTATTTCCAAATCCTGCGGGCACGATTCACTCCTCAGATCGTCCGGTCTCCTCCTCCCCCAAAGTTCAGCTTCACCCGTGATTTGTGGAAGAAGAGGGTGGGGTCCGCGTAGTCCTCCGTCATCTCCCGCCATTCCTTGACGGTGACCCCCATCTTGTCGGAAGGAAACCGCTTGGGGTTGATCATGGACTGCCGATTTAGGGGGTTCACTGGAGGGAATCGCCCGATGGGGGTTCCGCTGGCGTCCACCTCCCGGAACAGATAATTTCCAGCCTCGGGGGTGCCCATGAGGAGAAAGACATCTGCATCCCGTGGGTCAGCAACCGGCGTGATGCACCCCGGATAGAACAAGTATTCAAGCCCGCTGCTCGGGCCTGATACATTCTTCGTTCCGCTGAATCTGGCGGTGAAGTACCTCGTCGGCATCTTTTCCTCCTCCGCCCATCGTACTCCCGAAGTGCCAAGGGGTCAAGGCCGACGAACCGAAGACCCTTCCAAAATAAAACGGGGGGAAGCCCTTGCGAGCTTCCCCCCGTTCCTTGCGGAGAATCGGCAATCCGTGGCCTTTCGGCTACAGGACCAGGGTGCGACGGCGCAGGTTCTTGACCTTGACCACCGCGTCCACGTTCTCGACCTGGGCGTCCACTTGGTTGTAGACGATGGTCTCGATCTGGTCCGTGTTCTTGTTGAACTCGGTGAAGATCCTCGTCCCGTCCAGCACGCCCCAGATGAAGTTCTTGGGGTTCACGAGCCAGATGTACGAACCCTCGTACACCGTGTTGGCCGTGCCCGCAGCCGCGCCCGTGTGCGTCACCGGGGCCACCGGCCAGAACGGCGGCGGGATGACCGGCGGTGCCCCGAGGAGCCCCAGCGTGGTGTACGCCTGGGAAGCGGTCGCCACCGGCAGGATGGTGATCGTGCTGGCGACGCCCATCGTCGGGCTTTCCATCAGGAGGCGGCCTTCGCGGTCGTCGCGGACCACGTCCTGGGTCAGGGTCGGGATGGCGGCCTTGAGGGCGGCGTTGATCTGCCGGGCGACCTCGACGGCGTTCAGGGTGCCGTGGGTCAGCGTGATCGTCACGCCAGGGCCGGGGAGGGCGTCCACCTGCATGAGGAGGGTGTCGTTCGCCGAGGTGATGACGAACGGCCCGTACTCCGCACCGAGCCACTCGGCGCGGGTCGCCTGGGTGATCGTGATCGGGGCGTCGTCCGGGATCAGCGGGATCCGGATCATCGGGGTGCCCAGCGGGGCCATCTCGGCTCCCTGGAGGGCCGCGTCGCCGAGGATCGTTCCCCGGTCGCTCACGACGTCCGCCCAGTCCGTGGCGATGGCATCGCCCACCAGCCACCGCAGGCCCGGGTCGTTCTTGTACTGCTTCGGCATCCGGCGCTTGGACTCGGAGAAGATGCCCTTCTGGATGGACGCGCCCTTGACGTCCACGATGTGGGCTCCCTCGGTCGCCACGTTCCAGCCGTTGAGGCGGCGGAGCAGGCGGTCGCGGGGCGTGGTCCCGACGGTCGTGACATCGCCGTTGATCCCGAGGTCTTCCATGTCCGTGGCGATGCGCTCGACCATCGTGTTCATGACGGTCTGCTCGAACTCGTTCTGCTCGATGTTCCCCTGGAGCACTTCGGTGGTGATGTTCCAGGCGGACCGCACCTTCTGGGCGCGAAGGACGATCCTCTGGTACTTGGCCCTGGACAGGTTGCCCGTGTCCGTGGCCTCATCCACCGACTCCGTCACCGGCTCGCCGATCCACAGCTTGTCCACGTCCATGAGGGGACGGGGCATCCTGATGAACCGGGAGATGGGAAGGAGGACCGAGAACTTCTTCACCAGGGTGATGAACTGGGTCTGTTGGAGCGGGTTCAGAACGCCGCCCGAGAGCAGGTCCGAGGTCTGGATGGTCTTCTCGATCATCTCCTCGTTCAACCCGCCGACCCCTCCGCGTATGGCCGTCTCCGGCATGGTAAAACCTCCATCACAAAAAAGCCTTCGATCCCCCGTAAGGGGCCGACCGGTTGAAACTTCCTTAGCCCCGGTACTTCCCGAGGGCCTGGTTCGCTGCCCCGTCGAAGAGTCCGCCCCACATGCCCCGCGATCTGGCGGCGGGCCTGGGCGAGTCTTCCGTCGCCACCGGGCCACCCTGCGAGACGCCCCCGGCCTTCTCGACGCGGGCGATGCGGGCCTCGATCATGGCGAGGTGCCTGCTCTCCTCGTTCACGTGCTGGCCGAGGTTGTCGATGGCCTTGGTGATCTCGGCGCTCGCCTTGATCTGCTCGCCCATGATCTTCTCGGCGGCGACCGTCATCATCGCCTTGGAAACTTCCGTGGACTTCTCCAGGACCGCGCCCATCGCGGCGTCGAACTTCCCCACCAGGGTCTTTTCCAGGCTGGTGATCCCCTCGCCGAGGGCCTTCCCGAAGAGAGCGGTGTCCGCGCTCTGCGGAAGCTGGCCGGTTTCCTTGAGGCTCTGCATGGTGAGGTCGAAGGCGTCCTTGGCCGTCGGAGCCGTCGGCTTCATCTCGCCCCCAGCCTGGATGTTCCTGCGCTGGTCGGTCACGCCGCTCGTCCCCACGTCGGTCGAGTCGCCCTTCTGGGCCTTGTCCGGGATGTAGGCTCCGGGGGCGATTCCCTTCGCTCCCGAGCGCGGGGCGAACGGTCCCGCCGCGACGACCTGGGCCAGGGTTGTCTGCTCACCCGCGCCGAGGTCCGCCTTCTCGGCCTGCTTCGCCACCGCGTAGCGGAGGGTCCACAGGGAGTCGTGGATGGCCTTTTCCTCCTCGGTCATCGGGGTTCCGCTGTCCTCGGAGCTCCCCGATCCGAAGGGCGTGGCCGCTCCGGGGAAGGGCTTCTTGCCGTTCTTCTTGGAGAGGATCGAGGCGATGTCGCCCGCGATGTCCGCCGTGGACTTCGCCTGCCCGAACTTGGCAGCATCGGGCTTGAGGCCTGCCTGCTCGGGCTGGGCCGGGGGCGTCTTCGGGGTCTCCGTGTTGCGCGGGGTCTTGGCCTTCTCGGCTTCCTCGGTCCCCGTCACGGGGGGCGTCATCTCGGAGGCCGGGGTGATCTCTTCCGTTCCGGGGCAGGTCGCGGGAGCCTTCGCCATGGAAATGCCTCCTAATCCTTTCTTCCCGATCTCTTCGAGGATGCGGAGTCCCTTCTTCGCGTCCTCGCTCAACTCCAGCCGGGATACATTCTGATCGAATTCCCCGGATTTTGCAAGACCCGCGTCGTCGATTGCCTTAGCCACCGCTTCGGTAAAAGACGTGCGTGGGTTGGCTGCTTGGTTCTCCCGCGTGGAGGCGATGTGGTCGAGTTCGAGATCGTTGATGGTACGGGCGAGCCCGGAGGGGGTCATCTCGACGGACACCGCGTCGCGGTTCTTGAGGTTGAGCTTTCCGCCGATGGAGAGCTGCCGCTTGCACAATCCCCCGGCGACTTCCTTGAAGAGCTTTCGCGCCTGGGGAAAGTCGCCATCGAGCTCCACGTCCACGACGAACTGGCGGATTTTCTTCCCGCCCTCGTCCTTTTCCGTGATGGCTCCGTCCACCGTTCGCCCGAACTCGAACACCGATCTGTGGGTCTCGAAAAAGGGGACACCCTTTCGGGCGGCTTCGACCATCTTCTGGAGGGCGTGGTTTCCCATGCGGTCGCGCTGGAGATCGAGACGGTCGTCGGAGGCTACGGCGCGGACGAGCATCTTGCCCGTCTTCTCGTCCGTCCAAGCCTTCTCGCAGTCGGCTCCAAACTCGAACTTGACGTTATCGAGTGCTGGAGTTTCCATCCGTCCCTCCGCGTCCCGCTCGCATACCTTCGTAGGCGAGCCGTCTCGCGTCAGCCATCAGTTCCATCAGGAAGGGCATTGCCTTGTTAGGATCAATCTTGCCCAACCTTTTCCGCGATGATACTCGCCTCGCGGCTTGGGAGTCAAGAGCCTTTTTTCCGGGTTTCGGTTTTTCTTCGCCTGCCTCTTCCGTTGGAGCTTCCTCCGGTTCGCCTTCTTCTGGAACAGCAGGTTCTGGAAGAGGCTCTATTCCTTCAGGCAACGGCATCCCTCCGGGCATTCCCTCGCCTCCCGGAGGTGCTGGGGGTTGCGGGAATTTCTCTTCGTCCTTCTGCGAAATCGCGAGGGCAAGCCCTGCCGTCAGCTCTGCAAGAGCGATGGAAATGGGCTTGTCCGCGAAGAAGTAGTCCTTTGGGTACGGCGGCTTTCCCAGGCTCTCGCGCAGTTCGTTCGGCGTCATGGCCCCGAGGCTGGCGTAGATCTGGTCCATCCTGGCCGCGTCCAGCGGGTCCGTCAGCGTGAGCCTGGCGAAGCGGAACCGAACACGGATCGACTTCCTCATTTCTTCGATCTGCTTGTGGTCTTCCTTGTCGTCTTCCCGCCAATCAGGACTCAGATGCGTCAGAAGGATGTCAGTCACAATCGTCTGATTGATGACGTATTCCTTCATCAGACGGTCTGGTTCCAACTCCTGCTCGTTCGTGATCTCGCGGGCGACTTGGGCATTAGCCCGGTTAGCCCCCTCCGCCTGGAAGAAAATCTGAGCCAGCCCGAACGCCTCCCGGATCTCTTCATCGTTGTCCTTCCGGTAGGCGCTGAACGACTGGTCTTCCGTCACCCCCACCGTCAGTGGCTTCAACTCCACCATCGTTCGACTTTGCTGTTGGAATCCGATCTTGTACGGCTCGGCCTGGATGATCATGACCCGATGGGCCTGGTCGGTTCCACGCCCCTTCCCTCGCACGAAGTCCTCGACCTGTTGCAGGGAATCGGGGGTCAGCTTCCCTCCGGAAATGAGGAGGGCCATCCTGGGAACCGCGTCATTCTCGAAGAAAGATACGTTCCTGATGGCGGCCTGCCGGTTTCCCGCGATGGCCGTTGAAGCGGAGACGTAACGGGGAACCCCGTAGTAGGACGTGGATGGATCGTAGATCAAGAACTGGATGATCTCAGTCGCCCTGTCCTGCGGAGGAAGAGGGGTCTTCGAGAGATGCCAGTTCCCGGATTTCGCGTCCATGACCCGGGTGTCCCCGAACTCCTTGAAATAACGCTTCCGCGTCCCCCGAATCTGGATGTACCCGTAGACCTCCTTATCATTGGTCTCACGGTTCGCCATGATCCGGCGGCGCATCGTGGTCGAGGGAACATGGTACACCTTAGTGATCATCATGGAGTTGTTACGAACCACCTCGATGTACCCCGTCCCCGTGGCCTCCTCGTCGATCTTCTCCAGGTTCATGATCTCGGTGAACGGCATGGTGTCGTTCGGATAGGAGAAAAAATCCCGGAGGGCGCTCGTCTGTTCCGCAATGACCTTCTTCTCCTTGTCTTCCGTATCGGGGGTCACCGGATGAACAGGCTCGATGTGCCACCCCAACCCTACCGTGTTTCTGGCGTAGGTTCGGATGCACCTTGACAGGCGGGTGCTCTGGCGCATGGCCTGAGCCCAGATGTATGGGTTCAAGGCGGGAGGTACGAACTCTCCGGCGGCCAGCCGGTCGAATTCACCGAGTTGCTGGGAACGAGTGTCGTCCTCGTTCTCCGCTTCCTTCTTGGGGTTCTGCGCCTCGACGGCACCGCCGCCTGCGAACAGAACCTTCACCAGGCTGTTCATCTCCTCCGTGCCTGCCTGCTTGGAGATGAGCATCTCTGAGAGCCGTTCCTTCCAGGTATCTTCACTCATACCGCCCCCAATTCGGCCCAGTTGATCACTGCCGACTGAACCTCAGCTGCATTGGCTCCGGTCACTCGGAGCCGTACCCGTTGAGCCGGGACAAGAGCGAGAGGGCACGGGCTGTTTTCGTTCGGCCAGGTGTAGAACTTGTCCGAAGCTGCCAGTGCCTCGTCGATGGTGTAGACCTTGTCGCCGTCGAGAACCTCCAGCCGAATGTCCACCGCGTTGACGTTCACGCGCTGCCAGAGGACCGTGGCGAGACGGAAGGGATGATACCGCGCTCCGGCTTCCAGTTTGAACTCCCCGGCTCCCGTCTGGTAACCATGTTCGGACTGGTACGTTCCTTCGGAAGCTCCCATCGGTTATCACCCCACAAGACAGTTCAACCTTACTCCCGTGTTGCCCTTGCGTCAAGGCTTGGCCGAAAGAGCCTCCTGGGGCCGCGCCTCCGCCTCGATCTTCTTCCACCCCTTCGGGTGGTCGAAGCAGATGTCGATCTCATTCTGCGGGGTGGACGTTCTGGCCGTCAGGTCTTTCATCCCAAGGTCCGCGAAGGGATCCATCTGCTCCAAGAGTTTGACCACCTGGAGAGCCAATCCCGAGCAGAACAGTGCCTTGCGGGCCTTACCGGGCCGGAAGGTGACTCCCAGCCAATGGAGAGGCGTCCAGAACCACCGCTTCGCCAGGATCCAGATGGCCCAAAGGCCGATCCCGTAGAAGTCGTAGTACCAGGAGAGGTAGCGGTTGAGGGCGACCCGCATGGTCTTGTAGGCCGCCTCATCGGAAACGATGGCCTCGAACTCCGCCACAACGGTCTGCTTCCCCAGGGCCACGTCGTAGGGGCTCGCCCACACCCCTCGTTCCATCGCCTCGAAGCAGGCCCAATCCCCCTCGTAGACCCCGCCCGGCTGGAACTTCACCATGACATGGGAGCATCTCCGCTCGGGCTCACTCTTCCGCTGGCTGAACCAGCAGATCGCCCTGGAGATGATCGAGTCGTCCTTCCTGGCGAACACAAGTCGTATTTTCACTGGCCCCCTCCATCCTTCTTCAGCGGCTCGATCAGGTTCGTGTGCTGCTCGATCAGCCGCATGATTCCTTCGGGTGCGTCCGTCCCCTCGAAGACCATCTCAACGTCCGTGACGTCCGAACGACGGCCAAGGATGCTGGTCCTGGGGGACATGCTCACCTTAAACGAGAGACGGGTCGCCTCGGAGTTGCCCATGATGTCCCGCTGGGCGTCCTTGATCTCAGCCTCCTCGATCCTCACGGACATCCGAATCCGCAGTTTCTTGAGAACGATGGCACTGGGCTGGACGAGTGAAATCAGCGGCACCTTCACGAAGTGGCTCGGGCTCAACTCGACCTGGACCATTTTGGCCCGGAGCGTCCCGTCCTTATCCTTGTCGAAGTACTGGTTGATGAGGAGGATGAATTGCTGGCCCAGCATCGCCGTCGTGGTCGAGGCGGCATGTTGCATCCCTCGGGTAATGTCGGTCAGGTTGTGCTTGCTGACCGGCTTCCCCTCCCACCATTCCTTCAACCAGCCCAAGGATCACCTTCTACGGCTTCG